AGCCAAGCCAGCGATCAATGCAGTGTGGATGGTCTCAATGGTTGTCATCATGGCACGAACTCCGGTGTGTGTGTGTATCGAATGAGCGCACAATAGCACATCAAATAGGCGTGTCAAGTATTTAATTTCGTATAGCCGGAACCGTCCCGCCCCGATACCGTCACCCCCCCGCATAGGGGTGTGGTCTGCACAATAGCACGGCGGATATCATGTAGCCACACCATGCCACACCCGATAATCACGGGATACACACACAATAGCACCGGCGCACGGGCGCAATAGCCTATCCTGTACGATATGCGCTATATATAGGGGGGGTGGGGGGTCGATTAACAATACGCCATGGTGAGGCCCCGCCAGGGCCACTACCCCTGGTGCCGTTATCATTGATGAGTCCTGCAACGGATAAGGTAAATGCTCTGTCAACCACTTCGTCGCATATTATTACATACACAGCAGGTTACTGCCATTTTGTGCTTGCTATATAACAGACTATCATATATACTTCGTCATGTCTGTTATATATTACCCCCGCCAAACGATAACGTAGTTATACCACACGATGACCTGCTTGTCAAGTGGTTTCTTAACTGATCTGCTAATAAAGAAAGGATACTAACATTATTATGAATATGACATCAAAAAATAGCTTGACAAAAGGTACAAAATCAGTACAACTATATAAAGATACGGGAAAGCTGCTACTAGAGCGCTTCTACTGGTCGCTACGGACGGGGGAGTTGATTGACCCTATAGACCTACCCACTAGCGACGTTTACTATATATGGGTTGCTTTGAAGGAGCGCCTAGCGGACCCCAACCTTCCATTAGGAAGGGTTGCGGAGTCCCTTTATTTAGAAGGGTACACGGATCACAATGGCAATCTTATTCGTGCAGATGACGACAGCGACAGCGGCGAGGGTGTAATCTGATGGCGGGAGCTTTTACTATATTTAAACCTAGTGCTGCTGCTACAAAAGGGCAGAAGAAGGTTAGCTTTAAAAGCATTCCAAAAGGAGTCGCTGTGCCTTCTTATACTAAAGCGCAGTTAGCATATCTCTTAACTAAGATGAATTATGGATTGGTTGATCTGCTTCCATCCCACTGGGAGAAGGTATTTGAAACGTATACTCCCAAACATCTGGAACGTGTAATGGCTAAGGCCTCCTCTTCAGATAGTAGTAAGCCATCAAGAGCAGCCCCCATAGAGGCTGCCGTAGAGTTTGTAAAGAGCGAGACGGGACCCGAAGGTAAAAAAAATGACACTCTTAATAAGCTGTTGGGACGACGACAAGCCGCAAGGGCCAAAGCTGCTAAGTCCCAGTTTAAACTAACGGATACTAACGCTGCGAAACAGGCTAGAATTAAAGAAAAGGAAGCCCGCCGCCTCGCGCTATTGAAGAAAGCAAAAACAAACCAGACACCAGAACCAGAGAGGAAGCAGAATCTCGATAACCGCAGATTCGGCGGCTTTGGCATCCTCGATGAAGGAGTAAGGAGTGGGGATAAAGAATACAGAAAAACACTGCCCCCTCGGCTACCACCCCCCACAGATGTTTCAGTCTATGCAGGGGGCCTTCCCGATAGTGGTGATCAAGATTCCATACTATTTGCTATAGACGCCGAGAAGGCACCGCCAGTAGCCGCTAAGACTATATCTAAGGGCGTGTGGGAGTCTTTACTCAGCGGGGGCACCACTTCCCCTCGTGGAGACATAGGAGACAGCGGCACCTTTGAGCATCCTGAGGGGAGGCCCGATCTCCGTAGAGGGGGGCTTACCAATAATAAGAATAAGAAGCGCAGCGACGCCAGGACCAATCGTATCGTTGCGGAGTATAGCAAGATTAAGAAATCAAAAAAGAAAGTGGCCACTAATAATGGGAAAAAAAGAACTAAGTGATAGGCAGCAGAAGTTTCTGGATGCTCTATTTGAGGAAGCTAATGGCAACTTTAGAGTCGCTATGGATGTGGCTGGTTATAGCAAAACTACGAAGCCAATGTCGGTCGTGTCTTTCTTGAGAGAGGAAGTCATTGAGCGCACCCAGACATACTTAGCTGCAAATGGGCCCCTAGCTGCCGTAGCCATGACCGGAGTTATCGTTGACCCTACCGCCCTAGGGAACCGCGATAAGCTGTCCGCTGCTCGTGAGATCTTAGACAGGACCGGCATCGTCAAGACGGAGCGGGTTGCCGTACAGACAGATTCAGGGGGCCTATTTATTCTTCCTCCAAAGAAGCCCGACAACAATGCATCCGATGACAATGACTGAGTGGGCGCCCATTGTACGGCGCTCCCGGCAGATACCATTTGGTTACAAGATAGATCCAGAGGATGACCGTATACTGCTTCCCATAGAGGAGCATCTGGATTTCTTAGTAGAAGCTAAGNAATACTTGAAGACATGTAGTTACAGGGAAGTTGCCGCGTGGCTATCCGTTNGGACGGGGAGGCCCATCAGCTTTCAGGCCCTGCACAAACTAGTAACTAAGGAGAAGAAAAGAACTAATGTCGCAAAGCTCTTCAGACACTTCGCCACCAAAGCCAAAGAGTACGCGGAAACGGAAAGGCGTATCCAAGAAAGCATCCTCTACGTCCCGAAAAGTAAAAAGCCAGACGCCCTCGACACAGGCTGGGCTGATGACATCCTCGCCACCCCAGACGGAAGCGACGGAAGACAGTAGACATATCGTATTTCAGCCCAATCCAGGGCCACAAGAAACTTTTCTAACTTCCCCTGAAAGGGAAGTGTTATATGGGGGAAGTGCTGGGGGAGGCAAGAGTTTTGCACTTCTAGTTGACCCTCTTAGATTTTGTAATTACTCGGGGCATTCCGCCCTAATATTAAGAAGGACTAACGATGAACTTAGGGAACTTATACATAAATCTAGCGAGGTGTACCCCAAGGCCTTTCCGGGAGCTAAGTGGTCCGAGCGTAAATCTCAGTGGACTTTTCCTTCGGGTGCAAGAATTTGGCTCACGTATCTGGAGCAGGACAAAGATGTGCTTCGTTATCAAGGGCAGAGCTTTACGTTCGTGGGCTTCGACGAGCTTACGCAATATCCGACACCGTTTCCGTGGGATTATCTCAGGTCTCGTCTGAGGTCTACAGATCCTGACATCCCTGTGTATATGCGGGCGACGACAAACCCAGGGGGCCCTGGACACGCATGGGTTAAGAAGATGTTCATAGACCCTAGCCCATCTAATGCCCCCTTCTGGGCTACGGACATAGAGTCTAGCAATGTATTGAAGTACCCTAAAGGACACAGTAAAGAGGGTAAGCCACTTTTTAGGCGCTTATTTATTCCGGCCAGTCTCAAAGACAATCCGTACCTATTCAATACGGGCGAGTACGAGACGATGCTGCTGTCGCTCCCAGAAGTGCAGCGTAAGCAACTACTCTACGGTAGCTGGGATGTAGCGGAGGGTGCCGCCTTCACCGAATTTGACAGGAGCGTACACGTAATCGCGCCTTACAAGATCCCAACGGGGTGGCGCAAGTTTAGGGCATGTGACTACGGGTACGGATCTTACTCTGCCGTCCTGTGGTTCGCAGTCACTCCAGATAATACTCTAGTAGTATACAGAGAGATGTACGTCAGTAAGGTTTTGGCTGTAGATTTAGGAAGGGCCATAATGGAGATGGAGAAAGAAGACGGCACCATCTCCTACGCTGTCTTGGATTCTTCGTGCTGGCACAAACGGGGAGATACGGGCCCTAGCTTGGCGGAACAAATGAACTTGGAAGGGTGCCGATTCCGTCCTTCCGATAGGAGTAGGGGCAGCAGAGTTAGCAGCAAGAATGAAATACACAGGCTGTTGCAGGTAGACGAGGACACGGACCTTCCGGGATTGCAGATATTCAACACCTGCACCAATTTAATATCTCAGTTGCCTATTCTCCCTATAGATAAGAAGAACCCAGAGGATATCAATACCCATTCAGAGGACCATCTATACGATGCATTAAGATACGGGGTCCAATCGCGGCCTGTCCCTAAGAATATATTCGACTTCGATAGCCCTACTTCCTCTAAGAACTCTTTTGCTCCTTCTGATGCTGTTTTTGGATACTGAAAGGTAAAGCATGACATACGATGTGAACGGTATTGACTCTAATGAAAGCTCCTATATGGAGGATTCTAAGAGCGACGAGGATGACACTATAACGAATGCGCTTGCCGATTACGTGCTTCATCAATACAGTAAGGCGGAAGACGCCCGCTACTCTGATGAGAACAGTTGGATTAAGGCGTACAAGAATTATAGGGGCATCTACAGTACCGATGTGCAGTTTCTGGAGACGGAGAAGTCCAGAGTATTCGTAAAAGTTACTAAAACTAAAGTTTTGGCCGCGTATAGCCAGATTGTAGACGTACTTTTAGCTAATAACGAGTTTCCTCTGACCATTAACCCTACTACCCTGCCTGATGGGGTAGCTGAGTCCGTACATTTTGACCCTAATGAGCCCGAAGACTCTGATTTTGGAGAAGCGCCCCCTGATCTGGTAGGATATGAGGGCGATGGGAAGATTTTGCCCCCAGGCGCTACTATGGACTCCCTCTTAGCTGATAAATTAGGGCCGCTAGAAGATATGCTGGGCGATGTCCCGGTTAAAGAAGGCCCTGGGCTGACCCAATCTTCCGTAACGTACCATCCGGCCATGACTGCTGCTAAGATGATGGAGAAGCAGATCAAGGATCAGTTAGAAGAGTCCAAGGGGTCTACTCATCTACGGCATTCTGCTTTTGAGTGCTCCCTATTCGGTACGGGTATCGTGAAAGGCCCCTTCGCCGCCACTAAAGAGTACGCGAAATGGGATGAGGAAGGTAAGTACACTCCTCTCAAGAAGACTGTCCCTGAAGTTTCGTATGTATCCGTCTGGAATATGTACCCAGACCCTAACGCTTCCACGATTGATGACTGTGACTACGTCATCGAGAGGCATAAACTTACGCGCTCTCAGTTGAGGGCTCTGAAGAATAGGCCTTTCTTTAGGGAACAGGCCATCGAGGACGCCTTGGATGCAGGAGAGAACTATACCGTCAAGTGGTGGGAGAGTGATCTTCTAGAGTCAGAGAGTGACCTGAACTCCTCCAGTTACAATAGCAACAGGTATGAGGCGCTAGAGTTCTGGGGCGTTCTAGATAGGAAAATCGCTGAAGAGTCCGGGATAGACCTTCCTGGTGAGTACGAAGATGAGGACGAACTCCACGTCAACGTATGGGTATGCAACGGAGAAGTCCTTCGATTTGTGCTGAACCCCTTCTTACCGCGCCGTCTGCCCTTTGCTGCCGTACCTTACGAAGTTAATCCCTATTCTTTCTGGGGAATTGGCGTTGGCGAGAATATGGACGACACTCAGACCCTGATGAACGGATTCATGAGGTTGGCCGTAGACAATGCGGTCCTGTCGGGCAATCTTCTAATTGAAGTAGACGAAACCAATCTTGTGCCGGGCCAGGACCTGACTGTCTACCCCGGTAAAGTCTTCCGGCGTCAGGGTGGCGCTCCTGGTCAGGCTATATTTGGTACGAAATTCCCCAATGTATCTGCTGAGAACATGCAGTTGTTCGATAAGGCGCGAGTACTGGCCGATGAGTCTACCGGAATCCCATCGTTCTCTCACGGGCAGACTGGTGTTTCGGGCGTGGGCAGGACTGCCGCCGGTATCTCCATGCTAATGGGAGCAGCCGCCGGATCTATCAAAACTGTCGTGAAGAACTTCGATGACTATCTGCTACAGCCCTTAGGGGAAGCTATGTTTGCATTCAATATGCAATTTAACTTCAACGAAGACATTAAGGGGGATCTGGAAGTTAGGGCCAGGGGGCTAGATAGCCTGATGCAGAATGAAGTGCGCTCACAGCGGCTGTTATCTTTCTTACAGATCACCAGTAATCCCGTATTGGCACCCTTTGCTAAGTTCCCCTTCATCATACGGGAGATCGCTAAGAGCATGTCCCTAGATCCTGACAAAGTAACCAATACTCCAGAGGAGATGATCCGTCAGGCGTATCTTATGCAGCAGATGCAGCCGGAGCAGCCTCCTCCAGGCGAGGGCCCCATGTCCCCTCAGGATATGACAGGGGGCGGAGGAGCTAACATCGGCGTTGGGGGCGCACCGCTGCCGGGAGAGGAACAGTTTACGGGTCAGCCACCAATGCCCCCTCAACAGCCCCCACAAGGGCAGCAGCTACCTCCAGAGCCTACTAACGCGGGTCTACCCCCCGGAATGCTACAGTAGCGTGTATGCTACTTATAATAGACAGGAAGCGCCCCGTCCTATTGCGTGTTTTTTATTANATGCCGGACTACACCAGNATACTTCAGGAGTTCCATTGGCAGACACTTGATGTCCACCCTTTCTATCCTAGGGTTAGCAGATTTCTGGACCACTGGAGAAAGAACATAGATGCAGTTATTGCAGACATTGAAATGAGCAGGATATAAATGGATTATATGCAATTAAAGCCTATGGTAACTAGCGGAGAAGCATACGATAGGTATGAAAGTTATCTGCGAGCNATGAAAGAGACGGCGGTCCTCAANATGTGTTCGGCTACTGATCCTCATGAAATGTACAGGCAGCAGGGCCACATCGCTTGCCTAACTCAGTTGTTAAATCTGAAGTCTAGAATACAGGCCGACGAGAGGCCCAACGTATACCCATTCTCTAAGGATAAAATGTAGTGGCAACTCCTCCTCTCCCTTTGCCCCGGCCCGAGAGGCCTCTCATGGCACCACCTCTCCCTAAGCCACGTCCTGAAATGGAGAGGCCCCTGACGGCATTAGAACTGTACGATCAGAGACGTTCGGGTCTTACTAGGACGGCGGATGCTACGTTGAGAGCACTCGCTACAGAGGTAGCAGACACCCCGGAACAGGCCGAGGAGAGAGAGGCGCGGGCTGATTACAGGCGCAGTTCTCTATTAAGATCTTTCTACATGGTCCCCACCTCTATAGGGTATGGGCTGATTAAAGGCATAGGGAAAATGGGAGGCAATCTGGCCGCTCTTGCTAGATTGATCCCTCAAAAAGACGTAGATGAGTTATTTGCAGAGGCGGACAAAGAGTTCGGTGACGTTAAAGTAGCCATGATGGGTGGGAATGAGAGGGCTCGCGAGGACTTCGATATATCCCAGGGCGTGGGGGAGATGGGTGCTTTCGTAATCCCTGCCCTTGGACTGGCCCGTATAATAAGTGCTACNACAACGGCNGGGCCGCTNCTTGCTACNGCAAGCGCAGATGCCTTCCTCGCCTTTGGGGCCATATCCCCAGATGATCAGAATCTATTTAATCTGATTAAAGACATATCTGAAAGTGACGACCCTGGAGATCAGGCACTACTTTATGAGATCTCAAATATACTTGCTACAGACAAGGAGGATGGGGAGTTCACTAATAGGGCCCGTAATGTTGCGGAGGCTCTCACATTCTATCTGCCTGTGCAGAGACTGCCTGTACAGAGCACCATGTCGTGGCTTACTAAAGTTAAATCATCTATTACACAGGGTAAAGAGATAGAGAAAAAGGTCCTTGCTGTTACGGCAGAACGTCCTGAGTTGAAAAACTTAGTGGCACCAACTCCTGGAGATCCTAATTCGATAGGGTTTGATCCTGAAGATTGGGAACCACGCCCACCTCGTTCGCCAGAAGTATCTCCTCCTCCTCCTCTTGCACCTGATTCCGACTTAGATATTCCCCAGGGTCTGATGGAGCAGATGAAGGACATGGGGGTGCCAGAATCGGAGTTTACTCCCCCGCCTGATCTTATAGATCAATTAAAAAAGAAACATGCTGCCCAAACACTTGACGATAAAATCAATAAGGCACTGGCTTCTATTGAGTTTGGGCCTACTCCTATTACTACTGCCCGCACCCGTGAGGAAATAGAGACTGACGCCTTACTTGAA